CCATCAACTGTATAACCTAATGAACCTTCAATTATAGAAAATGCATCAGTAGTATAATCATCAACTAATGAAATATCATCAGTTGCATAAGTACCAAAATTAAACAACTTCAAATTCTTTTCAAATTCAATAATTGGTCTTACTGCTCGCATGTTTTGATCTATTACTGGTGCTATATCATTTTGAGCTGCACTTATTTCAATAATATCTTTATGGAACCATCTATTATTTCTGCTCCAATAGTTTTTATCGTTACTACCTCGATTGATTACAACATAATCTCGTGTTCCAGAATATGAAACTGCATCATCAAATTGAACTGTATCAAACAAGTTTTCATCAAATAACATTGTTTCTGATGTAGTATACGGAGTAATTGCTTCTAATTGCGATTCTGCTACTAATTGAATAGCTGTACCAACTCCTTCAACATAAAAATTACCAGTAGCATACTCAACAGGAGTAACGTTTCCTGCAAACTGAACTTTCATACCATTACTTAACGGTGTTCCATTTAATAACGTATAAGATTTTTTTCCTAATAGTTCATCAGTAACATTAAAGTCAGCACTATCTTCTAAATTTAAGACGTCAATCTCGCCACTTGCATCTAAGTTATTTGAATTGACATAAAATAGTCTATTTGGACAGCCTAATGGAACAGTAAAAGTAATAGTTCCATTAGTAACACTGTAACTCATACGTGTTATAGTATTGCCAGCTGAGTCTTTTAAAGGAACACCATTTGCATCTGTTACAACTTCAGTAGCATCGGTAACTAAACCATCTGGAGTATATAAATCTGATGGTGCTAATGTTCTATCAGTCTTAATGCTAAATGGATTTTTAAGACTTTTAATCTTAAAAGTATATGTTTGACCTCTATACAATGTAAGTGTAGGATTTTTAGTTAAACCATCAGGAGTAAAAACATATTCACCAGTTTTAGTAAGTTTAACCGAATACGATAATGTTGTATCTTTTAATTTAATATTACGTATGGTTATAATATCAGGTCCGTTTGGTAACCAATAATAATTTTGAAAGTTGACAAACTTATCCCAATCAATATGCGGATCCCAACTATACATTTCTTGTTTATTCAATCGTGAATGAACAGATGTATTTGCTCCGTATACACGCAATTGATTGATGTAGTCTTGATAATCTTTAAAAAATGTAACATTTTCTAACTTATCTTCAATTACAAATCCAGGTTCTAACTGATAATTTCTTCTCGTAGGTGTAGGTGCATCAATGAATATATCACTCGATGTTGTTGATTTAGATCCTTGGCGACCAACATATCCACTAACTTTTTTAACTACTCCAGGTTGTGTAAGTTGATTTATTGTTGAATGTAAAAACTTTTTATTAGTATCAGTTTTATAATATCTAGGTAAGAAATTTGAAGTATTATCACTGTCACTAGTATCAAAATTTACTGATCTAGGTATAAAAATATTTTGATTGTTAGCCATTAATTACTCCCATAAGATGAGCTAGATAAAGTTTGTCGATTTACTGTGTTGTTTCCTGCAACTACATTTGACGACTTAATGTTAGACGCAGTTAGTCCTGATATAATTTCAATATCATCGACAGTTGCACCATTGATCAATATTTGATTATTCAATGAACGAATTTCAAATAAACCACCAAAATTAAGAGAATCGTGTCTAGGTACAATTACAAAATTTGATATGTTAGGCGATACTTCATTCATTACATACGTTGCCAATTCAGTGAAATAAAATGTATCACCAAAATCCCAGTTATCTAATAAAAAGAATTTATTGATTGCAGTTATTACTTGAGATTTTATATCATTATCTGAAACTACACGACCAGGTGTCTTAGTGATTTTAAATATAGCTTGAACCTCAGGGTCAGCAGTTTCACCAAATAAAATTTTATAAGTAACTGGATGATAGATCACTTCATCTGAAATTGATTTAATTAAATTCAAATGAGGTGCTGCTAGATTATACAACTCTTCTGTTCCAGGTGGCATTGGTTTTTCTGTAATAACGCCATTTACCCATTGTCTAATCGCAGTATCATAACTCTTAGTAAGCAAATAAACATCAATAATGTTGCTTGCTGATGGATCAATTCTTGAATCATAGTTTGCATTATGAATATACTGGAACTTTAATTTATCACGTCCTAAGAATAATTTATAATCTAATGACGGAACTAATATTCCACTTTCATTTGCTTTCTTAACTGTTTGACTGTTTGGAAAATAATAATAACTTCCTGGATTTCCGATCTTTGTTGATTCATCAAGTTCAATTGAAACTAAATCTGTGTTCTCAACATATCGATAATCTTCCTGTCCTTGAGCTATTAAATATCGTTCTTGAACGATATACGATGAAATATCAGATACAGATGGTTTAACTATGTTATAAAACAATTCTGGATTGTCAACTACACCATTATCATCAGAGTCTGCAAATGATAAAATAATCTTTTTAGTATCAACATACCCGTCTAAACCAATATATTCAGAAACAATATCCCAATTAAGATCAGTTGTAAATGACATGATACTACCGCTAGGTTTAGTATTGATGCTTAGTATATTGACTTTATCTCTAACTAATGTGTTTGAAATACTATTTCGAATTTTTTCACTACTGTCAAAATAAAATCTTAATTCTTTATCACTTTCAAAGATATATCGTGTTTCTCTACTGGTAACTGTATAATTTTCATTATTAGTTGTAAACAATACCATCCAACTTGCATCTGCCTGTTTATTAGCAACATTATTCTGTGTGTTTAAATCAAAAGATGATGTTAAGTTTAAGTTTGATTCGTATACCAGTTGCCATAATTGTGTTACCGCATTATATGATAATCCAAATGTTTTATTTTCAAAAATTAAATCAATCATAGTTGTAATAACACTTGACTCAAGTGTTACACGGAATTGAGGCATAACTTGTGCAACTATTGCATTAGTTGGAACATTTACATTTAATACAATACCGTTTGATGATACACCATCAAGGTGAACTGATACAACCGCTGCCCATATATTCTTAGATGCACCTTTAACAGTATCAACCGTTAAATTATTAGCAGGGTCTTCGGCAACTAACAAATTATGCGGTGTTGTAGTATCAAAATAATAACCTGTTGGACTAGTAAATTTAATCATTGCTCCTGTTTTAATAAACTTCAATTGTGTACTTGTGTATTGAGCACCAACTTGATACGGAATGCTTGTATTATCAATTAAATTACCTGAAGTAAGTGTGCCTGCGTTCCACTTAATAATAGATCCACCAACAATCATACCAATATTAGTATACTCTGCATAAAAGAAGTTACGTAATTGCGGTCTTGTTAAAATTGAGTTTACAGTATTGTAGATTGCACCTTCAATATCAGTCTTTGTTACATAAGAGAATTGATTGTATGTTTGGTAATTTTCTTTATATAAAATCCCATCATCAGCAAATAAATTAGTAGAACTAAACTTTCCAGTAGGATCAACTAAATCAAAGTATCTACTGATACCACTTGATGCACGATTTACTGCTTTAACTTTTAAAATCTGCTGGCTTGCACTCAATGGTGAAATGTTATAATCTTCACCTGTGATCATTCTATTTTGAGTATAAAAAGTTGCAGGAGCATTAGCTTTGATACTAGTGCTAGTTTCTGCAGAATCTGCAGTTGTAACTGAAGTTGCTAACGATAATGAAAGCGACAACGATTCAACTTGCCCAGTATTACTAACATACGGAATAGATATTGAAACATTTCGAATATCACGAGTATTGATATCATATGATAACCCATTACTTGTTCTATAATAAACTTTAAATGTTCCAGTTGGGATATTCCCAAATGTTCCATCACTAAACGATAAATTGATACTATCATTTGCTTTAGTGATTACACTAAAAATATTTCTAATACTTTTATTAAGACTATTATAAATGATGTTGTTACCTTCAAGATTTGGTACTTGTGTCCATTCCTCAACTTCAACACCATTGCTATCTAACTTATAAAGCCAAACATCAGTATCATTAATACCAGTAGTAGCAACTTCAATAATTTCATTACTTCTTGGTTGAGAAATAGTAAATTGATTTTGTCCAAATGATCCTTGTGTAAAGTTTAAGAAGAATCCTGTACCTGCACTTCCATAACCACGGCCATCATTTCTAAATATACATGATAATTTATTACCATTTTTGGGCGGTTCTTCGTAAATGAATTCCTGTCCTTTAAATGTAGTGCTAGTAACTTCAAAATTCATAGTTCTACCTGCTACTACTTTTGAAAACGAATACAATGGTATATTTGAAGTTAAAGTTTGAAGTGTATATTTTTCAGTTGGAATATTATAAATTGTAGCTTTATCTGACGGATTTCCAAATTGTTGAGTCACTGGCATTGCTACGTTTAATACTTTAATAAATTGGTCATACCAATTATCATTTGTAGAATCATTCCAGATTATAGTCTGGCCTGCTAGATTTCGACCATTGCTATCTATCACGCTTTGACTTGTTTGTATAGATGTAAATTTTAATAATCCCTTGGCTGCAGTGTTACGTTTTGGATTGTAACTAACTAATCTTGACAATCTTAGAATGCTATCTCTTCTTTCAGCTAATTCTAAAAAGTTTTCACGAGCATTTAAATCTACACGAAATGCAACACTTTGTCCAAGAAATGCAATTACATCAATCAATGCTAGATATTCTGAACTTTCGATATAATCATTAAAATCTTCAGGATAATTTTGGCGGATATAATCCACCATTGTGCGTCTTAAATTTTCAAAATCATAACTTTGAAAATCTGCGCTTTTAAAAGATTGATATATTTTTTTCCAATCTTCAGTTACTAATAATCTGTTTTGTCTGTCGGTTGAACTCATTTTGATATCCTAATAAGGGTATTTATTCTTAAAAATTAAGCATACTGTTTATTATCCTAGAAAATTTGATCCCTGATCAAATCTTAATGTCATTTCTTGAGTAACGTTATACTGAACATAAGTCATTGAAAACTTAATTTCTATACCAGATTCATAAGTTATAATATTAGTATCAGCAATTTGAACACGAGGATCATAATTGATAATTGATTCTATGTCTTGCTTTATGACCATTCTAACTTCCTCAGTCAATGGCTCAAACAATAAATCCCAGATAACTGTTCCAAACTTAGGCTGCATCAGTCTCTCACCTTGTCTAGTATGGAAATGATTCAATATATCCTGCTTAATCAGTTCAAAATCATATAAACTATAATTCTCTGTAGAATTTGAGATAGTACTAAACCCTTTGTATGTCTTTGGTGTAACCATTGCCTGTGGCGGCGTGAACGCAGGTAACTTAATCCTGTGGTATAAATCTGTCATTTGTCACTTCCTTTTACTTTATTAAATGTGTCCGTTTTTGTTGTATATTTTTTAAACATCTCAGGATCAGCTGGCTCTTGTCGCTGGTCAACTGCTTTAGTTTTATCACGCTTGTTGTTTGCTGGATCTAAATTCTCATGTCCATTCCAAGGTTCAGGGCCTGGTCTACGATTAGTTACAGGAGCTTTAGGTGCTTCTGTTGCTCCGGGGCCATTCATATGAATTTGAGCACCTGTCTCAATGATATTCCCACCTGCTTTTGTTTCATTCTTTCCTGCAGAAGTTTGTCGAATGTCTGCTCCAGAGTTGATATCAATATTTCCAGTTGCAGTTGCTTTAATGTCAGTAACTGCATTAAAATTGATATTCTCAGCTGCGGTAAAATTGATATCGCCATCAGCTGTAAAGTTAAAATCAGCACCAGTATGAAAACTTATGCTATCTTTAGCATATACATCTATCTTACCGTTAGCAGTCATTTCAATCCAAGAATTACCACTTCCGTGTGAAATGTAAATTAAATCTTCACTATTATGCAATAATATCTGATGTCCTGTTCGTGTTCTAATACGAATTAGTTCGTTGTGTGGTATAGCAGTATCGCCGCCTTTCTCTCCTTGCTCAGGTGATACGTATTCAGGTTTATCATCAGTTGCAGGTTTTTTACGAAGAAACTTATCATCACCATCATCCATTACAAACGTTGATCCACCCACTCTACTAACAAATGCTTTAACAGGATGATCTTTAGTTCCAATTGTTCCTTTCTTACCACTTTTTTTATCTAATGGTCCAGGGGTTGATATACCAAATACCATACTAGGTGTTTCACGTCTAGCACTGCTTGTTGTAGTTCCTCGAATATCGTCATGCTGTAAACCATTCTTTTCTAACACTGCAGCAAATGGGTGTATAGGTTTTTTAAATGTAGTAGCATCACCTTCTTTGTTGTTGACTATATAATTGTATTCTGCTACAGGAGATCTAAGTGTTTCGCCATTATCTTTTTTTGCATCAATTGCATTTTCTGTACCTGCTAGTCCTGGCATCATAAAATTCATTGAAAAATCTGGTATGCAACCAAACCAATATCCGCGTTTAGGATCGCCGTCAACGAAAATAATCATTACTACAGTTCCTGGATCAGGTGGTACAAACCACATTCCATAACTCTTTTGTGTGTTATCATAATCATCAGGATCCTCTACTACATGGGCTGCACTAGTTACTCCACAAAATGGTGTCATATATTTTACTTGATATATTTCACCAGAATTTGGACTGTTACCTGCTGGTCTTAAAATTTCAACTTCAAGACCTCCCATATAAGTTGGATCTAAGTGTCCAATAACTGTTGCTAAATACGGACCTGGTCTAGGATCAGGCAGTGATTTAAACGATACGTCTTCATTAAATTGTTGTGCCATTGATTATCCCCATAAGTCACTTAATTCGTCTAACCCTTTCTTAACAAGATTGTCTAGGTTAAATGTTTGATCTGCTACTGGTAGAGCTGACGATTCTTGTCCTCTATATCTAAATCCAGTTAAAACTTGTTCAAATTTACCACCTTTAAAATTACTCACTAAAGTAGTAACTTGAAATATTCCACTGTATTGCATTAGCGGAGAAGTTGGCATGTCTCCATTAAATGCATACATACCAGTATCATTTTGTATATCAATTGGAGTTCTAAAATTTACTACAATTACTACTTCAGCACCTTGCCAGTTGACTGATCCGTCAACACATAAATTAGGTATTTGTGTTTGCTTTGATGTGTATAATCCCATACCACTTTGAGCAATGAAGTACGGATCACCTACAATTGTCATCTCTAAATTAAACATATCCCAACCTGCAGTAATTGAATCGTGGAAGATCCTTGCAGCTTTTGTTGCAGTTGTATCGTTACCACTTCCGCCGTACCCAGTAGTACCAGATTTTAAACTAATATACTCAGTTCTCTGCGGTACTTCGCCTTCACGAGGAGCTGATCCGCTAAGTGCAATTGTATCAGTTTGAGGTGCAGTTTGTCCTGAATTGATCGATAACTTTTGATCCATTGAATCCTTACCTGCATCAGCTAACATCATTGCAAAGAAACTATTCTTAATGTTAAATTCAAAATTTATAATATCTGTATTTTTACCAGTATAGATGTAGTTGTATTCTTTTACTACATTTTCTAACAGCTTATCATATCCTACAGGAGTTTGGTTTACACCTCGAATACCACGAGATGAATGTGTTTTATAAGGTATTACACGATATACAATAATCTTAGGTGGGACACCTGTTTTATCTAAATTTGCAGCTGGATCTTTAATATAAACTTGGATATCAATTCTCCACCAAGTTCTATATCCCTCAGGAGTTAAAGATTTCTTATCAAATGCACCGTATGGATAATCACTTGATAATAGTACTTGATTGATAGTGTTAGGAATATCAGTATCTTGTCTAAATTTAAAAATACCTTCTGTAGGTTTATATGTATGCTTTTGTCGTGTAATAACATTGTTGTCAGTATCATACACTTCAGATGCTCTATCAAATGGAACATCAGGACGTTTTTCTGGTGAAAATCCCATGTATGCTTGTCCTAATAAATTCACTTTTGCAGGATCTTGAACTTGTGTGTTATTGATAGTACTAGTAGTTGTTCCTAATGTTTGATAAACTTGTTCAGCAGTTGCAGAACCCATAGTTGCACCGCCGCCACTATTTTCATTTGGTTTTGCAGAACTGATATCAGTTGGAAATAGAATAATAACCTCATCAGGTACAGCAACTGCTCCAGTATCTTTAAGATCTTGTAATCGTCTATTCCAAACTGCTTGTAAACTTTGCTCTCCTGTTTGCAATACTTCCTGTACAGTTGATCCTTTGATTGACATATCAGACTTTAATACTGAGTTTTTATAACTAAGGCCTTGATCATTCCATGCATAAGCAGTACATTCATACACTGCTCCGGTATGAGTAACTTTCATATCTACAGTTGCAATCTTTATTGGAATATATCGATCTGCTGCATGAACCGGTAACATCATTCCAATTTCGTCATTTCCTCTAAATTCTATAGTAAGTAAAAATGGAGCATCTGTCCAGTTCTTGTGTCCTGCTTTAGCGGCTGCAACCTGACAAGCCATTGGAAATAATCCCATACTATAAGGTTCAGTGATAGTAAACGTCATAGTTGTTGAATTAGTAGTTGAAACATTGTGCAACCCAATTGCAGCGTCAATTGATAAATTATCAATAAAAAAATCATATCTTCCATAATCTGTTTTAACACGATTATTTGGATCAACTCCAGCAGTTTTACATATCAATATAGTTTGCTCATTAGATGGCTTTGTTATATTCTGCATGTAAGTTGTATCTGGGTGATGAAGATCATAAGCAGTAATTACGCCTAATCCTAAAATATAATTGTATGTTGCAAAATCATGCAAGACATTTGGTAGTGGTAATCTAATACTTGGATCTGATTGAAAATCTAATCCCAATGATGATGCAAGTTCACCGACGCTGTCAGCTACCTTAGCTGCAGATTCTTTAAGTAAAGTAGTTGCTGAATTTAATATTGATGCCATATTATATGCCTAATGATATTTTTAGTTTGCTTAGTTGTGGGATATAAATTTGAGCTCCTGGGACAAAATCAAATATAGGATCATGCAATACATCAAGATTACGCTGTGTAAACACCCACCATAATCCCGGATCTCCATATAAATCAAATGCTAATAAATCAGGTCGATGTTTATATTGTATTTCAATTGTATACAAAAAATCTGACAATTCTGCTGCAACTGGACGTATCGTTAAAATGTCCAAGTAATCCTGTGTAACTTGTGTAGTGTACCAAGGACTTGTATTTCTATATTTTGCTGCCATTATAAATACCCAAAACTATTATTAAGATATCCGCCCGCAACAAAGTTATCTAAACTAAATTTACGAGCACTTGTTCTACTATAAGCTGGTACTAACTGCACTGTAAACGAACTCTTAGTTGGTACATGTGCTATACCGCCACTCATTGAACCGCCTACCCCTAACGCATTTGCTATTGTTGCTACTTCGCCAATACCGTCAGTAATGTCAGTAATTGCGTCTGTGACTTTTGATAACCCAAATGCTCCTCCAATTCCGCCTGCTATTCCACCAATACCTCCAGCAATTGAATTGACCATTCCTGCAATACTAGTTTTTGTATTCACTGGTATGTAATCACATTCAGCATTTAACGCTGTACTAAAACTGGTAATAACAACTGGCATGTTCTTAAATATGTAACTACCATAACCATTTAACTGCACAATAGGCGGAGGGTTTCCAGCTTTTGGATCATTGCCTGAAAACATCTTAGTTATAGACCTAAAGTAATGCAGTGCAGCAATCCAGTATAATGCTTGATCAGCATCTTCAACATTCATTGGAGCTGTAATTTGTATAGTACCTGGATCACTGTGTTGATATGCTTGAAATACAAAATTTGAATGTATCGGTGATATCTTTGTATAACTAGCGGTATTAGTCAATGTGATATTAGGAGTGTATGGAAATATCATTCCTCCTGCATCTACTAATGGTTTTAATACCGGACTTCCTCTAAAACTTGGCCATGTTGGCAATGTTAAACGAACACGCCAATCATCGATTGTACTATCAGTGTAAACTGCATACGCACTCATTAAATCTCCAGCTATTTCACCAGCTCGTGGCAAGGTTGCAGATCGTAAATTACTTAAAAAATTTGTGGCGTTGCCTAATGCACCAATACCTGCGCCTGCTGCGGCACCTATTCCTGCTAATGACATAATTATATCCTCTTTATTCATTATTTATTTGAATGTATTAAGTACATATTTAATTCAGTATTACCAATCTATTTGACTATTTTTTCTAAATCATATATAATATAGACTAAATATCTACATTTTTCTTGACTTCATTGATATTTGAGTGTATAATTATATGTGTAAATGGAGATACATATAATGATTACACCTAAAGTAAATTACCTAAATAATAAGGACATGTTGTTAGAAATTCATAGATCAAAAAGCTCGTATTGTGTTTTTACTGATCCAGCATATCATCAATACGATATAATATTACCAAGTTTAGACAAAATCAACATTAGAACAATTGCCGAAGCTAAACGTAATCAAGCAAAAAGAATAGGAGATTTAAACTACTCTAAAAGAAAAACCGATGGCGAAAAGGTTAAACAAGCAGAATGTGAAATCAACTACAAAACTATACCAAAGAACGATTTAGTGTTTAGAATTATGACTTACGATCACATTCCACTTAATCTAATTAGAAAGAAAAACCCTAAAACAGAAGCAGATCGCAGAGAAAAAGTAAACTTTCCTCCATTCCAACACTACAAATTTATTGACGATGAACTTGTATGTGTAGGTAAAAGTCATTGGAAAGGTGACTTAGAAACTGGACATTTTGAAAAAACATCAGGACAAATTACCAATACTTTAGCTCGTATGATGATTACACTTTGTGAACGTTATGCAAC